ATGGAAAACTTGCGACCTATGTAAATGCAATGGAAAATAAGATGTTTATGAAGCGAGAAAATATAGGCAATAAAGCTATATGGACTGCTAAGAAAAGATATATTATGAACGTCTTTGATTCCGAAGGTGTTAGATACGCTAGCCCTAAGCTTAAGATGATGGGTATCGAAGCGGTTAGATCTTCTACACCAGCTATGGTAAGAAAATATATTAAAGAAGCTCTTGATGTTATTATGGATAAAGATCAAGATGCTATTATAAAATTTATAGAACAAAAGAGAGAAGAATTTAGAAAGCTACCTTTCGAAGAGGTTGCCTTTCCGAGAGGATGTAAAGGGCTTGCTAAATATTCAGACGCATCTATGATATATAGGAAGGGAACTCCTATACATGTAAGAGGCGCTCTAATGTATAATTACCTCTTGAATGAGAAAAAGGTTGATAGATTTCAACCTGTTCAAGAAGGTGATAAGGTGAAATTCTGTTATTTAAAACTTCCTAATCCAAGTAGAGAGAATGTAGTTTCTGTTCCTAATACGCTTCCTAAGCAGTTAGGCCTAGATTCTTATATAGATTATGATATGCAATTCAATAAATCATTTCTCGAACCGATGAGAACTATTATTGAAAAGATAGGATGGCAAGTTGAGAAACAACAGAACTTAGATTTATTTTTTCAATAGGAGAACACATGGCAAATACAGACTTTTCATTTGACTTTGGTTTTTCAGCAATGGACGCTGATGAACTAGAAGCAGTACAAGAAGTAAAAGCAGAAGCTCAGACAGCGAGTGCAACAGCTTCTGATCTAGAGGACAGATTTAACAAATTATATAATATGGTAATTCCTCTTCTTAATAATCTTAAACAGAACCCTGAAAAGGATTACATTTACTGGCCTAAAAGGTTAGATAAGATTGAACAATTTAACGATGCTCTTGATAAAGTTTACAAAGGAAGTTGATTTTAGAATAGAGATATCATATAATAAAGATATTTGGAGTAATTATGAGTGATTTTTTTAGAAACTTAGTTGAAGATCTTAAAGATGAAGATACAGTTATCGCAGCTGATGGTACTGGTAGCGCAGAGTATACTGGCTCTATCGATACTGGAAGTTATATTTTAAATGCAGCCTTATCTGGCTCTATTTATGGTGGGGTACCTAATAATAAAGTAACTGCTTTTGCTGGTGAATCAGCTACTGGTAAAACCTTTTTTGTGCTTGGTGTTATACAAAACTTCTTAAAGAATAATCCTGATGCAGGTGTTGTATATTATGATACCGAAGCAGCTGTCACTAAAGAGATGATGGAATCTAGAGGTATTGATACTAATAGAGTTATCTTAGCTGAACCTGATACTATTCAGAACTTTAGAACTCATGCTCTTAATGTTATAGATAATTATAGCAAACAACCTGTAGATAGACGTCCTCCTATGATGTTTGTATTAGATTCACTAGGACTATTATCTACTACTAAAGAGATGGAAGATACCGCTGACGGTAAAGAGACAAGGGATATGACTAAGGCTCAGGTTATTAAAGCTACTTTTAGAGTACTTACTCTTAAGCTAGCTAAAGTTAAGATACCTATGCTTGTTACTAACCATGTTTATGATGTTGTTGGTTCTTATGTACCTATGAAAGAGATTGGAGGAGGCTCTGGTCTTAAATATGCTGCTTCAACTATCGTAATGTTAGGTAAAAAGAAAGATAGAGTCGGTACTGAGTTAGTAGGTAATATTATTAAAGTTACTATGCATAAGTCTAGATTATCTAAAGAAGGTTCAAAAGTAGAGGTTAAATTATCCTTTGAAACTGGATTAAATAGATTTTACGGTTTGTTAGATTTAGGTATAAAATATGACATATTTAAACAAGTATCAACTAGAATAGAATTACCTGATGGAACAAAGCAATATGCTAAAACTATTTATAATGAGCCAAGTAAATATTTTACGGATGATATAATGGCTAAGCTAGAAGAAGCCGCTAAGAAAGAGTATATGTATGGAGCTATAGATGAAGAACCTATTTCCGATCCCGATGTTATGGGAAAAGACTAATCTAGATATTCCTCTTATAAAAAAAGAAATATTAGAACATCGGGCTACAAAACCCAGCAATAAAGAAAATTATACCTCTTATTACGATGATAAGCTTTTACCATTAGAATGTAATAATGAGGTAACGGATACTATTACATACTTTGGTAGTAAATATTTAACTTCTATCTTTGGAGATGAATCTACTACTAGTATTAATGATGACCATTTAAATATCTGGTACAACGTTTATCAAGAAGGTATACAGCATGATTGGCATGATCACGGTAGGGCTTTTATTTCAGGAACTATTTTTATTGAGATGAACGATACTAGCTCTCCTTTTAAAATTAAATCCCCCTTACACCCTTTAATTAAATCATGGGCTGGAAACGGAAATAGATTTCAGCATAGATTTCAGCAAGAGTTGAAATTTAATCCAGAACCAGGTACAATACTAATGTGGCCTGGCTGGGTTGAGCATACCGTACCAGAACAAAAGAAAACTGATGAACCGAGAATAACAATCTCATTTAATGTTGATATAAAAAGATGATAGAAAAAACTATATTATGTAATTTAATTTATAATGATGATTTCACCAGGAAAGCATTACCCTTTCTCGAGCAAGAGTACTTTAGTGATATTGTTGTAAGAAAAATTTATAATTTAATTAACAATTTTCATCTAGAATATAATCAATGTCCTACTAAAGAAGCAATACTAGTTGAGTTAGATGACTCTGAAGGATTGTCTGATGATCAAGTAGAGCAAGCAAAACAAGTTATTAATGATTTTATTGAGCCTACTGAAGAGATAAGAGAATGGGTATTAGATAAAACTGAGAAGTTCTGCCAAGAAAAGGCTGTCTATAATGCTATCATGGATAGTATTCAAATTATGGATGGTAAGACAGAGCAAGATAAAGGTGCAATACCTGAACTTCTATCTAATGCTTTATCAGTTACGTTTGATAACCATATTGGTCATGATTTTATAGAAGATGCAGATAATAGATTTGAGTTTTATAAAATGAAAGAGGAAAAGATTCCTTTTGATATTGATTATTTAAATAGAGTAACTAAAGGTGGACTATCTAGAAAGACTCTTAATATTGCTTTAGCAGGTACTGGTGTTGGTAAGTCTCTCTTTATGTGTCACTGTGCTGCTGCTAATCTTTTACAAGGGTATAATGTATTGTATATAACTCTTGAAATGGCTGAAGAGAAGATAGCTGAGAGGATTGACGCTAACCTTCTTAATACAGCTCTTGATGAGTTAAAGATGCTGCCTAAAGATGCTTACGATAAAAAACTAGATAGAGTTGCCAAGAAGACTGACGGTAAGCTTATTATAAAAGAGTATCCTACTGCAGCAGCTCATACTGGGCATTTTAGACATTTACTAAACGAATTAAAAATAAAGAAGCAGTTTATGCCTGATATTGTTTATATTGATTATTTAAATATCTGTTCAAGTCATAGAGTTAAAGGAGCATCTGCTAACTCATATACTATTGTTAAGTCGATTGCTGAAGAGCTTAGAGGGTTAGCAGTTGAGTATAATGTACCTATCATAAGTGCGACTCAGACTACTAGATCAGGGTATAGTAATACAGATATAGATCTAACTGATACATCTGAATCGTTTGGTCTTCCTGCAACCGCTGACTTTATGTTTGCGCTTATATCTTCAGAAGAATTAGAAGATTTAGCCCAATTGTTAATTAAGCAGTTGAAGAATAGATATAGTGATCCTAATTATAATAGAAGATTTGTTGTTGGGGTTGATAGATCTAAAATGAAATTATATGATGTAGAGCAACAAGCTCAAGATGATTTAGTTGAGGATACGCCCGTCTTTGATAATACAAAAGCAGGCGCTGGTTTAACTAGTAAGTTTAACGAATTTATTTAAGACATTAAGTCCCAAACTTTATATATTCGTCCTGCTTTCATTAGTTTGTGTAATTTTATGAACATGTATCGCTCCAAATGTGATATATAAATAATATATATAATATATATAATAACGAGGATTTCGTGATGGATGATAAAGTACAGCTTTTAATAAAAGTTCCAGGTGAATTAAAAGATGAGTTTAAGCAAGCCTGTAAAGACAATGATACATCTGTATCAAGAGAAGTAAGAAAATTTATGAAGACTTATGTAGAGATGCAAACATCAATGCCTGATACTTCGTATGACAGTTAAGTATGATTGTATAATTCCTTGGTCAGGGGGAGTAGAATCTACAGCTGTAGTTAATTGGGCTGTTGATAATAATAAAACTCCTCTATGTGTACATAATAGAATGGCTCCAGCAGAATGGGAAAGCGTTCAAATAATGTCTAAAATTTATAACGTAGATGTTTATAAATTTGAACTAGATACGGACCTACCTGTAGATCCTGATAATCGAGATTTTTATTCTAAAAAAAATGGTTTTAGAGATCCTAAATGGGCTCCTGTTATTCACAAC